GTAAATATTATGTAAAATAAACAGGTTAGGACTGTATAAACATAGCAAAAAAAATAAACATTAAAGACTAAAACAAGAAAAAATGTCAAAACTATTAAAACTAACAAACACTGATGCTACTTTTGGAGGAAATCCAATAGTATTAAATCTAGACAGTGTAATAACTGTTTATCCAGATGCTACTGACTCTTCTTGCCTTGTTTTCTTTACTAGCAGCAAAGGTAATGGAGGAAGTGGTTCTACGAAAGGAATAGGAACTTTTGTTGTGACAGGAGATACTCACAACAACTTCGCAAAAGAAATTAATTCAGCATTAACGTCTGCTCCAGGTGGTTCAGTAATAAAATTACACACTAAGGGACAGGTTGATACATTTACAATAAATCAAGCATAAACAATATAAAAATGGGATACTTAAAATTAACAAACGTTGACCCTACTTACAAAGGAGGAAACGACGTGGTAATAAACTTAGATAACATAAACTACTTTGAAGCAGTTTCTACTTTTGGAGTTAGAGTTTATGCAACAACTACAGAGTATGATTCTGGAGCTGCTGATTACACTAACGGAGGATTTATTGGTGTTAGTGGCGCGGATGCTGCCGGAGTATTAAACATGGTTAAAGAAATAAACGACGCTATCACAGCTGCTCCAGGTGGACCTGTAATTCCACTTAATACAACACTTCAAGTTTCTAGTTTTACATTTGGTGCATAATGAAAGCAAGGGGATTAGGAGACACTATAGCTGGATTTACTAAGAAAACTGGCATTAAACACGTGGTTGATACCGTGTCTAAAGGTCTTAATATTCCTTGCGGTTGTAATAATAGGCAAGAGTGGTTTAATAAAAAATTTCCTTATAAATTATGAGTGGGATAAAAATAAAACCATTTTACCCTACAAGCGTTGCACCAGTATACGAGAGAGATATGACAGGCGATCCAGCCGTAGGTAGAACTCTTAAAAACGGTGTAATTATAATGGACAAGGACTTGTCTCCGGCTATGCGAATAGAAACACATTCTCATGAACAAACTCACGTTAACCAAATACACCACGAGGGTATGACATGGGACGACAATCATATATATTTTAAAGGAAAAAAATATCCAAAACAATTGTTTTTAGAAGGTAAAGGCCCATGGGAAGGACCTGCTTATGAAAACGAAATAAAAGCAAAAAAATAATAAATAAAAACAAAAATCATGCCAGGAAAAAATACAGGTAAAAAAGTTACAGTAACAACCCCACAGGGTACAACTGTTACTGGAGACTCTAGAGGTGATGCAGGTAAATACGCAGCTGCTCTAGCTAGAAAAAGAGCTGGAGAAAAGTCAGGTGACTCTCCACAGAAATTAGGATACATTCAAAAATTTGGAGCAGAAAGAATGTCACCAGGAAAAATGGGTGATATGACCGCTGCTAAAATGGCTCATGGAGATTCAGCTTCTAAATATTACGATGGAGCTGGTATGTACATGAATGGAGCACCTAAGTATGTAGGAGCTGCTAAACATGGTGGACCTCATAACGATGATAAACCTAAATCAGGTAGAGGTAATCCAGGTAATCCTACAGCTTTACAATCTTTAAGAAACTTCATAGAGCCAGGTTACAAGGCTACTCCTGATACAAACAGCCAAAGACAATTGTTTGATGCTGATGGTGATGGAGATACTATGTTTAATGATAGTAACAGAGATGGAACTATGCTTAGTAGAGGTCTTAAAAGCGTAGGTGGTGCTATTAAATCCGCTTACAATAAAGCTTTTCCAGCTCCACAAGGTGGATATAGACCTATGTTCAAAGATGGTAAATTAAACTTTGACGCAAGTTTAATGGACTCTGTTGGAACTGGTATGGATAAAAGAAACTGTAAGAAGTGAAAAAAATTTGGCAATGGTTAACCGGTAACGTCATCAAAGAGGTTGGTGACGTTATCGATAAACTAACAACTACCAAAGAAGAGAAGTTAGAAGCACAAAGACTAATAACTGAAATTCTTGAGAAAGCTGACAAGGAAGCACAAGAACAGGTTACAGCCCGGTGGAAAGCCGATATGACATCTGATAGTAAGTTATCTAAAAATATACGACCAATGGTGTTAGTATATTTAACAGTTATATTTACTGCTTGCGCTTTTTTTGATGGTAATATAGGTGAGTTTAAAATTGCCGATGAATATATACCAATATTCCAAACTCTTTTAGTTACAGTGTATGGCGCCTATTTTGTGGGTCGTAGCTGGGAGAAAGCAAAGTCCATGCAATCAGATAAATAATTAAATTAAATTAAATTAAAATGTCAGTAAATAAAATTACAGAAAAAGAATTAGAGAAAGTTGTTGAACAACAAAAACAAATCAACGACTTGTTATTATCAATTGGCTCTCTTGAAAGCCAAAAACACAGTGCGCTTCATAAGATAGCTACAGTTAATGAAACTATTGAGTTAACTAAAAAAGAGTTAGAAGCTAAGTACGGTCAAATAAATATAGATCTAACAGACGGATCATATACTAAACTAGAAGAAACTGAAAAGTAATGGACAATGTCATAAGAAAAATCAGTATAGGTGCTGATTATAAAAATGACGCTATGCATTATTCTGTAGGTCAAGAGGTATATGGTGGTCATACTATATCTCATATTTTATTTGAAGATGTAGATTTATCATATAACATATTTATTAAAAAGAATAATGAGGTATTGCCTTGGAAGAAGTTTAATTCTAATATGGCAATATCTATAGAGTATGATCTACAGTACTAATGAAAAGTGTATATGACTTTATTATAAAGCCATTAGGTGAAAGATATTCTAATACTAAAAAAATAGGTGATATAAACTTAGTTGTTAATACTCAAGTTCAAAACTGGAAATTTGTAAATAGATTTGCTGAAGTAATAGAAACACCATTGGCTATAGCGACACCTGTAAAAAAAGGTGATATAGTTGTAGTTCACCAAAATATATTTAGAAGATACTACAATATGCAAGGCAGGCAAAGTAACGGGCGTTCTTATTTTAAAGATGGTTTGTATTTTGCTTCTGTTGACCAAGTTTATTTATATAAAAGAAATAAAAACTGGAAATCTTTAAACAGTAGATGCTTTATTTTACCTATTAAAAATTCTAACTCTCTATCAAACAATAAAGAGCAAAACAATATTGGGATATTAAAAATAGGTAATAGCTCGTTAGAAGAGCTAGGAATAACTCCAGGATGTGTTGTTACATTTAAAGCAGGATCTGAATGGGAGTTTAATATAGACGATATGCGTTTATATTGTATGAAATCAAATGATATTTTATTGGAACATGGACATAAAGAAAACCAAGCAGAGTATAATCCACGCTGGGCAGAGAGCAGTTGATGAGCTTATAAAGGTTGCTAAAGAACCTATAGTTGATAGTGATGATGATATATCTGCTGATAGATTAAAGAACGCTGCTGCTACAAAAAAACTTGCTATATTTGATGCATTTGAAATACTTCAAAGAATACAAGAAGAAGAGGATATGTTGAATGAAAAACCTAAAGAAGTTAAAGAAAGAGCTTTTAAAGGTTTTGCAGAGGGAAGATCTAAATAATGTATACTCAAAATTTATATAAAATACTAGATAACCATATTAAGCCTAATATTATAAAAAAGAATAATAGGTATAAAAAATGGGAGTATGGGTATAACAAAGATCACGATGTTGTTGTAATTAGCAAAACAGGTCAGATAGATCAAATAATAGAAATACAAGGTTTAAAAATAGCTTTACCAAAGCAAAAAGATGTTGTAAAGTTTGAATCTAATAAGTGGCAATACACCGAAATACCAGATCAATTAAAGAAAATAAAAACAATATTTGACTGGGAAAATTATCCTATAGAGTTCAAAGAAGAGTGGTATGATTACATCGATCAAGAATTTACTCGCAGAGAAGAAGGCTTTTGGTTCTATAATAAGGATATGGCTACTTACATTACTGGTACTCATTATATGTACTTGCAGTGGTCCAAAATTGATGTTGGGAAACCAGACTATAGGGAAGCAAACAGATTATTCTTTATATTCTGGGAAGCTTGTAAAGCCGATCAACGATGTTATGGGATGTGCTATCTTAAGAACAGACGTTCTGGGTTTTCATTCATGGCGAGTGGAGAGGTCGTTAATTTGGCGACCATATCCTCTGACTCAAGATATGGTATTTTATCGAAGTCTGGACCTGATGCCAAGACCATGTTTACAGACAAGGTGGTACCAATATCCGTTAATTACCCGTTCTTTTTCA